TAAGCACTGGTTCCCAATGAAGAACGAACGACCTTATCTAGTTTCATCCAATTAGTATGAAAAAGAGCAGCTTCGTCTGGATGTTGAGCCTTCAAAGCAGTCAATGTTGAACGCAAGTTTGCTTCAATTTGAGGTTCATATCTTTCAACAAGCATAGGAATTTGTCTCAATACTTGTTGGCGAGCCACATTTAACAACGACGACATTTAATTTTATAAAAGATGTTATTCCGGAACCGTGCGTGTCAAATTAAATTCAGTAGCCACTAAATCCTGCTTGCGTTTTTGGATAATGAAGTTTGTCAATCCGTCTGCATTAGGACTTGGATTGTCCTGAAAATACGCACTGATTAATATCATTAATTCTTTTTGGGACAACGACCATGGTTTTGAGTATTCACCTGGTCTCTGAATTTGAATAGTAGATCCGTCTTCTTCCAACTTCATCTTACGAAAAGAGTCAAACGAAGGACTCTTGATAATTTCGGTTATTTCCATTTCTACTGCCTTTCTAGCATCGCGCTTATCATACACCACTTTATTTAACTGACGCAATTCGTCATCTAATTCGCGGTATTCTTTTATACGTTTCTTGAGTTCGAGTAAAGCTTCCGACATTTTATGCTGTTTATCCTCAATATAAAGATTATCCGTTTTCAATTATAATGTATTTCGATGCAAAAGAAATAGAAAACTTGCGCCAAGTTTACAATAAAGAGAACGCAAGTGAGGCTCCTATTCCTAAAGGAGATGCAGATAAAGTATGGAAAACCATCCAGTACCGTTTACGCGACAAGTGCGACGACGGAGCTACAGAATGCATTATCGTTTCAATGCTTAATAAACCCAAAGGTCCATCAACGTGGAAAACCAATCCCGAAGAATGGTTGTCTTCGGTGAACATTGACGAACTGGAACGTAAATTCCAGGAGATATTTCCGAGATACCTTTACCTTGGAACAATTCCCATAGATTTTGGTAAACATTCAAAAACGGGTCAATGTTTAGTTAGTTCTTTGTGTTCCATGGACATTCGGACCATATACAAAAAAGGATTCAACCAAATAGGTATTGTTTTTAATACAGACGTAAGCACTGGACCGGGGCAACACTGGATTGCATTGTTTTGCGATATAAGACCTGAACTCGAAAATCCAAGGATCACTTACTTTGATTCGTATGCACACAAACCCGAGAAGGAAATCCAACTCTTAATGAAACGATGGAAAGAGCAATGGGACTCAACGAAGATCCATGCTAAACCAATGGAAGTCACATACAACAAAACTCGTCATCAATACGAAGATTCAGAATGTGGAATGTACTGCTTGTATTTCCACTTATGTTGTTTAGTGGGTATATCCATGAAAGACCGTATTCCAGATAAAGTTGTGCGCGGATTTCGTAGTTTATTATTCAAATTATAAGTCAATGAAGTTCAGAGGATACATGATAGCTGTTGGTGGGTTATTGATTTTAGGAGCTATATGTTATGCTTTCTTTGCATCCATTAATTCGTGGCGTAAATTATAATGGAGTGGTTTGAACAACTCATTATAATTGTATTAGCTCTTGTAATTGTATTCACTATAGCGTTTATAGTTTACAATTTGGTTTCTCCTTCGGAAACGAAAGCAATTGTAGCAGCTACCCCTCTTTTTGATTCATACAAAACGGTGATGAAATTAGCACCTTTAGGATGTCCTGTTACACCTGCATACCGTTTATGCGACTACTACGTAGCATCTTCTGCTTACTCTTTATTTCCAGGTTCTAAATTGTACGATTACATTACCGACGGAGTTATTCCCATGCTGATGCCTGCAGGACCAAGATTAGTAGAACTTGATATTTACGCAGACGAAAACGATAAACCAGTTGTAGGATTGAAGAACCAGAAGTTAGGTGTAGATTACGCTTACAATACAATTTCATTTGAAGCATGTTGCGTAGCAATAAACAACAATGCATTTAATTCAGTTGTGTGTCCCGTTTCGAGCGATCCTTTCATGCTGAGCTTGGTGTTCCATACAGATAAAACAACGGTAATTAATGCAGCTGCCCAAATTTTGAAAGATACATGTAGTTCGCGCTTACTTGACTCTTCGTTCAGTTACCAACGCAAGAACGTAGCTGTTGAGCCAGTATGTAATCTCCAAAACAAAATGATCATTTTATCCGGAGGAGCAATGAAAGGTACAAAGATGGAAGAATTGGTGAACTTATCTTGGTCAAGTTCAAGTTTAAGAAGATTGACTTATACTCAAGCCTCTCAAACACATGACAATACTGAACTCATAAACTTCAATCGCGATAATATTACGATGGTAGTTCCGGATATATCTGATGACTTAACAAACGTGAATCCTCAAATCTTGTTTTCTTACGGATGCCAATGGATTTTAATGAATTATGGGTCTACAGATAGTGCAATGGAGACCTATATTGGAGAGTTCCAGGAAGCAAGTTACGTGCTGAAACCCGAAGCCCTGCGTGCGTTGGCTGTTAAACAATACGCCAGTCCTACAATGCCTGATCCAGCTGTGTCTTTCCAACCAATGCAAAAGACAAGTCCTATCTACAACATAACAGTATAAAATGTCTAAATAAAATAAATGTACAGCGTCACTAAATTACATAGCCGTATATCAACTGAGATGTCTCGTAACCGTCGTAGCTCAGTTGCTGATGTAATTGACGAAGTTTTTAACATTGATGTGCCTGTAGTTGAAGAACAACCAGTAGTTGAAGATCAACCAGTAGTTGAAGAACCGGTAGCCGAAGAAACACCAGCAGTTACTGAACCGGTTACTGAAGAAACACCAGCAGCTACTGAACCAGTAGTTGAAGAAACACCAGTAGTTGAAGAAACACCAGTAGTTACTGAACCGGTTACTGAAGAAACATCAGCAGTTACTGAACCGGTTACTGAAGAAACATCAGCAGTTACTGAACCAGTAGTTGAAGACCAACCAGTAGTTGAAGAAACACCAGTAGTTACTGAACCGGTAGCCGAAGAAACACCAGCAGTTACTGAACCGGTAGCCGAAGAAACACCAACAGTTACTGAACCAGTTACTGAAGAAATACCAGTAGTTACTGAACCGGTGGCCGAAGAAACACCAACAGTTACTGAACCAGTTACTGAAGACCAACCAGTAGTTGAAGAACCGGTAGCCGAAGAAACACCAGCAGTTACTGAACCGGTAGCCGAAGAAACACCAGCCCCAACAACAAGTCCAGTTTCAGAAACTGCCGAAGTCCCACTATGTCCAAAATGTGGAAAACCTTGTCCATTCTGCACTGCGTAAAAAATGTGGCATATGAGTATAAAATGGCAGGTAAATGGTTGGCACATGTCAAGAAGACAATGAAGAAGATGGCAGGACAAAAGAAGTCCATGGGCAAGAAATGGTTCTCCCATGTCCTCAAGAGTGCTAAGAAAACATACCACGGAGGTGCATCCGATTCCTCATCTGACTCAAGCTCAGACAGCGAATCTGCACCAACTGGAGGAAAGCGTCGTCGCACTCGTCGTCATCGCAAGTAAGTATTTTCAGAAAAAATGATTGTAAGTAACATATAAATACAAAATGGGTGGCGGTCTATTACAACTCGTTGCTTATGGTGCGCAAGACGCATACCTCTCTGGAAACCCTCAAATCACTTTCTGGAAAGGTTTGTTCAAACGTCACACAAACTTCGCGATGGAACCATTTCGCATTAACTTAGCTGGTGAAGCCGCTTGGGGTGTCAAACATTCTGCTTTAATTCCTCGTCATGCCGACTTATTGTATTCTACTTATCTCGAAGTCGTTCTTCCCCCACAAGCAGTTATGAACAACGATCAAACTCGTTTGGGCTACAATCTTCTTAGGTATGTAGAACTTGATATAGGTGGTCAAATGATTGACCGTTTATACGGTGAATGGCTCTTCTTATGGGACTGCTTGAGCTCAGATATCCAAACTGGTATCAAACTTCACCAAATGGTTGGTGATGGTGCATCTCCTTCAGGTGCATACCCTGTTCCAAGTTCGTCAAACTGTATAAATGGACAAAGCAATCAACCTGCATTACCTAATACATTATACATTCCACTCAACTTCTTTTACACTCGTAATCCAGGTGCTGCCTTACCTTTGATCGCCCTTCAATACCACGAAGTCAAAATTAATATCCAATGGCAAGACTCAAAGTTTATAGCAGGAGACTTTAGAAACGCAAGCACTTTAGCTCAACCAGTCCAAGCTGCAGTCTACATTGACTACATTTACTTAGACACCGAAGAACGTCGTCGTATGGCCCAACAATCCCACGAATACTTGATTGAACAAACTCAATACAACGAAGACAAGGGATTATCCTCTTACGCTAATCGTATTGACTTGACATTCAATCACCCTGTCAAGGAACTTGTTTGGGTTGTTCAACCTACTTCTTACACAAACTGTCATTATGCTACTCAATTTTCACATTATCGTCTCCAACCATTTACTTACGATATAGCAGCAGTTGCAAGTCAACGTCTTCAAATCAACGGCCAAGATCGTTTGGATGGACGTTACGGAGATTACTACAACATGGTCCAACCTTATCAACACCATACCGGTTCTCCAGGTGTTACTTACGTAGGAAGCGGTCAAGTCTACAACAATTACCAACCAGGTATTTACATGTATTCATTCGCCTTGAAACCAGAAGAACATCAACCTTCAGGAACATGTAACTTCTCTCGCATTGACACTGCTACTTTGGTATTGAACTTAGCAAATAGCGTAACAATTGTTCCTTCTTCTGACCAAACTTATGATATTCGTGTATATGCAGTCAACTACAACATTCTCCGTGTAATGTCCGGTATGGGTGGATTAGCATACAGTAACTAAACGTGATATAGTTTAACTTAAAGTAAAAAACACATAATAGGGTTCAACCAAACCCTGGTATGTTTTTTATTGAACTTTTAGGTTACTAATCGAATGACATTATGATATCTTCCATGTTCACTGTTGATTCCTTCTCTTCTTCTTCGTGGATCAATCGTTGTACAGCTTTACGGTCTTCTTCGAACATTGAATGGTCTTCTTCCGTTCCTTCAGGCAACTTGGTTTCGTCAATCAGAATGTCAACTATACCTGTTCCAGACGGAGGTTTCTGTCCGAACATGATGTTGGCCGAAACACCTTTCATGTTATCCAGTTCACCGGACAATGCAGCGTTGAATAAATGTTTAGCCGTTTCTTCAAATGACGACTTCGTAAGAACTCCGCTTTCTTCGTCTTGGGA